GCGATGATTAATCTGTGTTTCAACCTTGGTCTGACTAGGTTACGTGGGTTCGTTAAAGCCTTAGAAGCTATGTCTCGTGAACAATACGATGTAGCTGCTGACGAGTTTATGGATAGCAGGTGGGCAAAGCAGGTAGGAGATCGCGCAGTAGAAGTTACTGAACTTATACGGTCAGGCGAGTACAAATAATGACGTTACGTAAAGTAGTCTTAAAACCCGGAGTAAACAAAGAAGTTACTCGTTACGTAGACGAACAGGGTTGGGCTGACTGCGATAAAGTGCGTTTTCGTGCAGGATTTCCTGAAAAAATAGGTGGATGGGAGCGAATATCTGGTAACACGTTTTTAGGTGTTGCTCGCTCCTTGTTTAACTGGGTTACCTTGGAAGGACAAAACCTGTTAGGGGTGGGTACAAACTTAAAGTTTTACATAGAAAAAGGTGGTACTTATTTTGATGTAACCCCTGAACGCACACCTTCTGGGGTGTCTCTTACTGACCCTTTTACCACTGTTAGTGGTTCTACTACTGTCACCGTTACGGATGCTAATGGTGGGTATAGAAACGGTGATTTTGTTACGTTTAGCGGAGCATCTGCCGTGGGTGGGTTGACCCTAAATGGCGAGTTTCAGATAACGTATTCTACCGGCAATACATACACTATAGAATCAAGCAGTGCAGCTTCTTCATCGGCCACAGGCGGTGGTTCTGTAACAGCAAAATATCAAATCAATGTAGGCCCAGAGTTTGTTGTGCCTTTAGTCGGTTGGGGCGCTGGTGGGTGGAATGAAGGCACATGGGGTAACGGAGCTACATCTACAGACGCTTTGCGTTTATTTAGCCAGTCCAATTTCGGTGAAGACCTTATATTCGGCCCTCGTGGTAGCAGTATCTACTACTGGGATGCGTCTGGGGGTCTTGAGGTTCGCGCAGTAGAACTATCTTCTCTAACGGGCGCTTCTAATACACCAACAAAACAAAACTTCATACTAGTATCCGACGTGAGCCGGTTTGTATTCTGCTTCGGTGCTAATACGTTAGGGTCTGCTGTGCAAGATCCGATGTTAATTAGGTGGTCAGACCAAGAAAGTGCTGTAAATTGGACACCCGCAGCCAATAATCAAGCGGGGGATTTACGTCTTTCTAAAGGGTCAGAAATAGTAACTGCCCTACAATCTCGCCAAGAAATTTTAGTTTGGACTGATTCAGCCCTTTATTCCCTACAGTATGTGGGTGCACCTGCTGTGTGGGGATCTCAACTACTTGGAGATAACGTATCTATAGCCTCACAAAATGCCGCAGTATACGCCGACGATATAACTTATTGGATGGGTGCAGATTCTTTCTATATGTACGATGGCAGAGTTAAAAACTTACCTTGTGCCCTAAAAAGACATGTTTTTAATGACATAAACCAAGAACAAGTAGGACAGGTTTTTGCGGGCACTAATGAGGGTTTTGATGAAGTCTGGTGGTTTTATCCGTCAAACAGTTCTTCTACTGTAGATAAGTATATTGTTTACAACTATGCACAACAGATTTGGTACTTTGGCAGCTTGGCTAGGTCTGCATGGCTAGATACTGGCATACGCCAACTCCCCGTTGCGGCTACTTACAGTAACAATCTAGTCACGCACGAAGACGGTGTGGATGACAACGAGAGCGGAACGAGAGCAGCCATTACGGCGTTCATTACTTCTGGTGAGTTTGATATAGAGGACGGCGATAGGTTCTCATTTATACGCCGAATCTTGCCCGATATAACTTTTGATGGGTCTACGGCAGAAAGCCCCAGTGCAACACTAGAATTACTACCACTACAGTCTTCTGGATCTGGGTTTAGTAGCCCTGCATCTGAAGGTGGAGATAGTAGTGGCACAATAACTCGTTCTGCTACGGTGCCAGTAGAAAAGTATACAACACAAGTAAACACCCGCGTGCGTGGTAGACAGCTATCTATAAAGGTACAATCCGCAGACTTGGGTGTGCAGTGGCAGTTAGGGGCACCTCGACTCGATATACGCCCTGATGGGAGACGGTAATGCCCATAGACAACACTAGATATGATATAGATTTTGTAGCACCTGCGCTGCCGAATCCACCACAGCAGTACAACCAGCGCGACTTTAATCAGTTCAATAACGCACTTCGGTTGTATTTTTCTCAATTAGATAAGGCTGTGCGAGACGCTAGCACGTCCCCTCAAGCGCAGGCTGCTGGGTGGTTCTTTAGCTAATGTCTAATCTGTACAGAAATGCCAAAGTAGATCTCACTACTACCAATGCAACCACGTTGTACACATGTCCGACAGCGAAGAGAGGCATTGTTAAGTCTATTCTAGTGTCAGAGGACTCTGGCAACGCAGATACTATAACTGTGACTATTACCGATGCTGATAGCGCAGTATTTAGTTTGTTTAAGGTTAAAGCTGTCAGTGCTAACGCTACAGTGGAACTACTTACCGCGCCTTTGGTAGTAGAAGAGTCGGAGATTCTAAAAGTCACCGCCGCAACCGCTAACAGGTTACATGTTGTCGCTAGCTTGCTGGAGGTTACGTAATGATAGGCGTGGAGAGTGGAGATCTTGGCTTTACATTTCCTCCCGGCGTTAAGATCGACAAAGATTTAGTAAAATTTCTTAAAGAAGAGGAAGAAAAACGAAAGCGTCGAGAAGAAGAGGCGCGAAAAGAAGCAGAAAGAAAAAAAAGCAAGTTGCTAGAAAAGCGCAAAGAAGAAATTCGTGCAGAAGTAGAACGTAAACGAAAGGAAGAAGAGGCTAAGAAAAAGCCAATAAAAGGTGCGGATGCGTCTGCGTACTACGATGCACTACGTTCAGGTGAATTTAGTGAAGACCCTATCGCTATTTTGCAGAGCACGCTAGCTGACCAAGACTATATTACAACCGGCGCAGATAGAGCTGAAGAGGGGGCTTATGGCCCTGTTGAAGATAAGTATATCGTACCCGGAGGGTTAGATCTTGCTAGCGTAGGTAAATTTACGTTTGGTAAAACTTTTGACGACTTCAAAGGCCACCCTGATTTTGACTACGGTAAGTTATCTAACGCAAGGCTAAAAAAGTTTCAAGAGGAGCTATTGCCTGTCATGGCTCCAGCAGTGGCCCAAGCGCAGTTAGAAGGCCAAAGCTACCAGAATGCGCTTATTCAAGCCTACGAACGCTCCCCTCAAGTACAAGCGATTTATACTAAATATAATGTACGCCCTCAAAGAATAGGCCGTAAACACGGGTCTGAATACGTTTTTGACCCTTTTGGCTTTAGTGAAATACAGACTGTAGATCGCAGTCCGGGGCTAAGTGATTACGTAAAACTGGGCGCTACACTGGTGGCCTCCATCGCCGCCCCTCAGTTGTTGGTAAAGGCGGGCATATTTAACTCCCTACCCGCCGCCGTTGCCGCCACCTCTGCCGCTACTACAGCAGCAAGGGGTGGAGATTTTGAAGACGTTCTAAAAAGCGCGGGGCTTTCTTTTATTGGAGCGAACGCTGCTCAAAAATTGGCTACTGCAAGAGAAGCAGCCCAAGCCGCTGCAACATTAGCCGAACAGAGTCCTACTATAGCTAATGCCGCTGCCGCCGCTGCCGCCGCCGCTGACTACGGTACCGCTCAAGCGTTATTTGCTGCCACTAGCATAGGTACAGGTGCCCTTACCGGCAACGTAGCTGCGGGTATCTTTACAGCGTTTGGTGCCCCTTTAACTGCCCATGCGCTTAACAAAGTGGGACTTACTTACGAAGTTCTTGCTACAGCAGGTGTAGATCAAAACTTGCTGGTAAACGGCTTAGTTCAGACTCAAATACAGTTAGCTGGCGGCGCAGAATTAGACGAAGCCTTAGCCGTAGGTCTGGGACAGTACATCATATCGGGTGGCGGCATAGGTGGCGTAAACAAAGACAACTTCTTTGAAAAGATGGGCGAGGTTATACGCAACACTGGTGAGGCTATATTTGGTACTGGCAAACAAAACCCAATAGATTCCAGTAAACTTACCGCATCGTTAAATACTTTGTATGCAGACGATTACAGATATGGAAAAGGCCTATCTGAGCAGTTATCTAAGGTCAATTCAGATATTTTATCTGAAGAGATGCTACTAGAGAATGGCGCTAACTGGCGGATTCAAGCTGATGGAACCCTACTAGACCTAAACAGCGGAACGGTACTAGATGCTGGAAAAGGCCACGCTACTGAAATTGCTGTTGTATTAAAAACAGGTGGGGCTAATGGCAACGTAGACTATAGCCAAGACGTTATAGACTCCGCGTTGGATAATCTAGCACCCTACTTTAGTAACCCCATAGAACTTGCAGACTTAAAGGCCGCAACAATTCCAGAAGACTTGCCAGAAGGTTGGCGACTGATTTATGGGAGTTATGAAGACCTTGCTATAGATATTGAGAGCGGCGTATCTATTAAAGATATACAAGCGAACATAGATAGCGCTCGTTTTGACCCAAACATAGGGTTAGGCATAGCCCCACCCACCGGAGCAGATACATCAGGGCTATCTGCTGACCAACGTGCGTATTTAGTAGGTAATGCGATAGACCAAATAGCCGAAGCCATGTACGAAGAAGATCGTGCGAGTGGGGGCAGTGCAGACAGCGCGGATGAGTTTAGAGCAGAGGCAATACAGGCATACCAAGAACTTCGAGAAGACGGCTACTCGCATCTTCGCGTCATGGAAGACCTTGGCATT